GGAACGGGTTCGGCAGGCCGAGTTCGGTTAGCCGCGCCAGTTCCGCTGCGCGCTGACGCGCCACCTCTTCCCAGTCCCGGCCGTCCTCGGCGCATTCGTCCTGCAGCGAGGTGACGCCGTTTTCCAGCCGCAGCTTCTGCGCCGTGGCCGATTTGCTGTCGTCCGCCGTGGGCTTCGACGGCCCGCGCCACTCCGCCCAACACGCCTTCTGCCGGTTGGCCACGAAAGCGCGATAACCACCCTTGAACGGGATGCTCCCGTTGGCGACCTTCTCGTCGAGCCAGGCCTCGAAGATCGCCTGTGCGAAGGGCGCGGCGACCCGCTCGCGGCGCCGCACGGCAAGCGGCCAGATCGTGGCCGTCTCCATGCGCACCGAGGAATAGGTCGCGCCGTTGAAGTCCATCGTCAGGCTGGTCGCCGTCACGCCCATGCACCGCGCAATCTCGCGGTGCAGGTGCTGGGTGAACGGCAGGTAGTTGCTGCCCGGCGTGTTGGCGGTGACGAACTTCAGATCCTCGCCCGGCCCGGTATGGGCAACACGGGCATGCTCTGAGAGGTTGATGCCGCCCTTCTTGAGCGCCTCGACACGCTGCCCCCACACATCGAGCAAGTCCGCCGCCAGCCCACCGGCAAATTCCTGCCATGCGGCCACGCCACCGGGATATCCAGCCGGCATCGCCTCCGCGTCGGAAAGCGTCTGGATCGCCTGGAAGGCCTGTTCGCTCGGCTCCGGGCTGGTGATGACGGCGGCAAAAGCCTGTTGCAACAGCAGTTGCGACAGGGTCGCATCCGCCGCCTGGTCGTACTGCGCGATCACCTTGAGCGCAGGTGCAATGGGCGTGATGCCGCGCGGACTGTCCGGCGTCTCGCCGCGATCCATCACATGGATCACCTGGGCAAGGCCCGCCGCGTCGAACGCCGCTATATCGTCGTCGCGCTCGATCCCACCGTCGCGACGCTGAAAACGATAATGCGTCGCGCGCTCATTGGCGTCGTGGAAAATGCCGCCGTAGAGCCCCTCGAACTCACTGGTGCGGTTCGGCAGACGGTGCGGCGCGATCAGCGACACCTTGGTGCCGGTCTCGATTCCGTAGCGGCGGCGATCAGCATCGCCAAGGAACGACAGGACGCCGATGCCCTCTCCATAGCCGAGATAGTAGCGGACCACGCCGTCAAGCATCTCGGCAACGGTCGCCTTGCCGGCGAGGTCGCATTCGGCGGGGTTCCAAGCCCACAGGCGCCACTCCGCCTGCACCAGCGCCGCCCAGTCCAACATCTCCTTGGCTGACCAGCGCAGCGAGGCGAGGTTCGGCCGATGGTTGAGCTTCAGCTCGGTACCGATCGTGTCGACGATGATTTGTTTCGCCGCGCCCGCGATCCAGCCGCTGTTGTGCATGAAGTCGATGGCGAGGCCGGCGGCGCGGCCGGCTGCCTCGCGCACATCGACAAAGCCGTCGCGCGTCACCGCGCGGCGCATCGACAGGATGCCGGTGCTGCTGTCGCGCAAATAGCGCGCCTGCGGACGGATCGCCGGTGCCGTCACGGCGGACACGGGAGGCAGCACCTCCCGCGTCCGCGCCGCAACGCGAACCCGCGGTTTCGTCTCGACCATGACAGCATCCTAGGAGTAAGCGCCCCATGACTTCCGTCGGACGGGCCGAGGAGAGGCCGCGCTGTCGCCAGAAGGCTCGGTTGCAGGTTTTCCGACTTGCTTGCGGCGAGCGAAGGGCCCTTCGTCAGCGGCTTCGAACAGGTCTCGCTCCTGCTCTCGGCCATGAACCTGGAGCAGGAGATCAGCCCATCGATCGGCCGTGAGCCTCATCTTCTGCTCAAGGTGCCAGGCCAGCGCGAAGGAATAGACCGTCGCGTCGAACCAGTCGTTCTGGCGCCCGACGATCTTCTTCCACTCCCGAGGAGCCTTGGGATTGATCAGGTTTCTGGCACGACGCGAGACCGACGCTCGGGCTTCCTCATCAGGGTCCACCAACCTCTCGGCCGTCAGTTCCTTCGCGAAGTCCTCGTCGCAAAGCTCGGGCGACAGATGCAGTGTGTTGCGCGGCCATCCCTGTTCACTGCGCCCCTGCACCAGATTGGCCAGGCCGGCCACCACCTCTGTTTTCGCATCGTAGAGACCAACCGGATACAACAGCACCTTGGCCACCACCCGCTTGCGATGATCCTTGATGTCTTTCTTCGAGGGCGTGCCGAGGATGGGCAGACGCGCTGTTGCCCGTCCATCGAGCGCAAGAACATTCGGCCGTCCGGCGCAGAAACGGTACGCGCGGTCGGTCAACCAACCCGTGTCGACACCTGAAATATCGATACCTTTTTGTCCGCCGCCGACTGTCGGATAGGTGCGCGCGAAGGCATCGGCGAGGGCTATCCACGGATCGTCGATCTGGTCCGGCGCTCCTTCGAACACTTCCCGGTCGATCAGCCAACGCTGGCCGCGTGGACCAATGGCATAGACCACCCATTTGATCCCGTAGCCCTGGATGTCAGCTGCCGACACAACCAAAGCGGCATCGGCAGGAATCACGCCGCGTGGAAAAGGGTCGTTCCGACAGGCCTCGAGCACTTTTTCCCACTCGAGCGCCACACCTCCGGAGTCATAGGGCTCGGCGAGATCCTGTTGGAAAAACGTACGCAACTTGGTTGTGTCGCCCTGCGCAGCATCCCACCTCGCCCAGATGTCGCCGAACTTCTCGCGCGGAGCATAGGCCGCCCACAGATGTGAACTGGGTTGCCAGTCGCGGCAACGCCCCTCGCAAGGCGCGCATATCCAGCGCTTCAGATGCCGCGGTGCGATTGCCAGCGGCACCGGCTTTGCGCCTTCATGGACGCGACGGGCGATCCACACCCCGCGCGAGAGCATATCCGGCTTGTGCCCATCGAGGATCGGCTCATTGCAGGCGAGGCACAGGAAATGAGCCGAGATTCCACGCGTTTGATCCGGCCCACGCATCTGCGCGAATTCCAGCGCCTGATACGTCTGGCAATGCGGGCACGGGACGTAACGGTAACGACGGTCGCCTGCCTCGAAATCGGCGGTGATGGCACATTCGCCTATCGCGCCGGTGGTCGATCCCTGAAACTCCTTAGCCAGGTCGCCATACATTTTCTGGCGCGCCCGCGCCTGGTCGCGTGGGCTGCCGCGCCCGTCGACATCCTTCGGGTAGCCGGTCACCTCGTCCATGGCGAGATACTTGATCGACACCATCTGCAGGCCCTTGGACGAGCCTGCATTAACGATCTGGCAGAAGCCGCCGGCAAATTTCTTGAACGATGTGGTCGAGCCCTGTTCGTCGCGGCTCGATACCGGCAGGACCTTGTGGCGGATACGCGGACTCTCGTCGATGGTCGGCTGGAGCTTGATGCGGTTGAACTTCGACGCCTCCTCGAGCGTCGGCAGCACGATCATCATCGAGCCCGGCGCCTGGTCGACGATGTAGCAGAACCAGTTCTCGATGATGGTGGACTTGGCGAGCTGCGCTGCCCATCGGGCAGTATAGCGACGCGCGGGATGATCGGGGTGCAGGCAGTCCTGCGCCTCTCGGATATGCGGCACACGATCGGTGATGAAATCACCCGGCCAGGGCGAGCCGGATTCTGGTGAGACCTTGCGATAGCGGTCCGCGTGTTCGCTCACCGTCAGATCATCCGCGGGCCGCGTAGCCGCCTCGAGCGAACGGAACAGCACATAAGCGCCAGATGGCAGATTGGGAAAGTCGCTACGGACATCATCACCCATATCAGCATCCCTTACGGCGCCGGGGCACCTCCCTTGTCCCGAGCCATTTCATCGATTCTCGCCAGCATCTCGCGGTTGAAAACATCAATACCGCGCCGTGCGAAGCTCTTGAGAGCGATGCGTATGGCTCGCTCATCCCAGGCATATTTCAGCGAGAGGCTGGCGGCCTCGGTTTCAAGAGCCTGTTCGAAAGCGCTTTGCATGAGCGCGACCGCGTCCCGTCCGCCCCGATCTACCTCGAACACCGGCGTCAGCTGCCCACGCCGCTCCGCGAGATCCATCTCGCGCATCTCTGCGTCGGCCTGTGCCTTGCGAGCCGCACCGTCCGATTGGCTACCGACGAACCGGCGTGAGGGTGCCGCCGGTGAAGGCGCCCCGCCTGCCGCGGGTCGCAGCCGGATATTCTCGCCGCGGTGAGCGCGTAGCGCCCCGTATTCCACCAGGTTCGACTTGCCTTCAGCACGCGTCGGCAAGGCGTCGCCGTGCTGCTTGAGATATCGCGAAAGCGTCGAACGATCGACCTTGTCGCCGATTGCCGTCAATCGCGCGGCGGCTTCGGTGATTGATATCCACTCTTCCGTGTCCATCCGTGCACCGTTC